TATTTATAGCCTTTCTCTTTGACTCTGGATTCTTGGCAGTTACCAAATAGTTACTAAAATACTCGGTTGCAAATTCTGAATACATCCAACCAAACTTATCTGATGTTTCTCGAGCAATCCACTTGCAAAGTAAACTAATATCATTATAGCGCTTCTCCTCATAAGACAAAACATCAACTTTAAGTTGCGCATTAATAAGACCAAATGCGTATGTCATCATTGGATGGTCTATTGACCAACCTCGCTCCTTTGCAAAGTTACAAAAATACTTGATGTCTTTCCATGAACCATATGGATGTTCCTTTTTAGTTGCGTCTTCCACCATTTCAGATAAAACACAAGAAAAAAGTGCATACTTTGCTAACTCGGGATAAAATTCATACCATGTAAAAATCATCATATGAGTAAGCATGCATTCACCCTTACCATCAACAATATCACGAGTATGACCAATCATTTTATAAAGCACAATCAATAATTCCTTACATACTGACTCTGCGACAATAGAATTTGGTCCACTAAGTGCAATTAAAAGACTGCGTAGCTGCTTTTCAACGCCACTTACATCAGACGTACGCGTAAGTTGGAAACTAAGTTGTAAAACTTTTTCCCGGACATCACTAGCCCACGTATATTCTTGATGACCATTTTCTCCAACCTGTATAGGTGTATGCTTGTCGAATTCGGCAATAGATGCTGACATGGTTACCTTAATTTCAATATATTTTTCTAAGTTGTTTTTTTAAGCGTTTTCTTGTGACCATTATAAAGGAAAATTTTTTTAGTCATGTTTTCTCGCGTTATCATGTGGGTTTTATCTTTTTCGTAAAATATAATAAAAATATTGTTCAAATCCTGAAACATAGATATCGACTTTTTAAAAGATATAGAATCAATATTTTTAACAGAAGTTAAAAAAGAAAATTTATTATCTTTCAAAAAATACTTTAAATCTAATGGTTCTAAGTCTATGTTATATTTCAAAATTGTCATTACAGAATACTTGATATTATTTTGAAAGGAATGGGTTTTAAGAATACCTAATAGCTCTTCTCTCGAAAGATTGTTTGGTTCTTTCAGAAAAAGTTTTTCCTGTTTCACTTTTTCAATATTACTCAACTTATCAATATAAATATAATGCAATTTTAAATAATAAACATCATCGGCGTAAAAAGTTTCATAATTTTTATCCTCTGCCTCAAAATCTTTGATCCAGTCTTCATCTAGATCCATGATTATATATTACTTATAAAATACAATACATAATCAAACTTATTCTTATGATTTTAAAAACTAAATTGACTGCTCGGAGAAACCAACATCCAATCCTCTAGCAGACCAATCTTTTACTGCGGGATTCTCGTAAACTATTTTTAACTCTAAAGAAAAGGCAAAAGGGGTTCCATTTAACTGCGTAACAAACCCGTTAGGGTCGTAAAAAGCTACAGATAATTTTTGAAGATTAACGGGACCCGAAAAGTTTCTAGTTTTGAAAATAAAGTTTGCACCGCTATCCAAATTTGAAGTAAATGGTTGCGCAGTAATAGGAATTAGAGCTAATATATTTTTATCAAATATACTATTAAAAAATATGCCATTTATTTCATCTACTCTAGTTGTAATATAATCCTCGAGAGAAAAATAGACATAGTTAACAATGTTGCTATTATATATAGAGATACTTGTATATGAAGTGTTACCACTATTAACTATTTGACGAAAACCCATTTGATATCCTAAACTACGATATTGTAAATTATTATATTCATAGCCTTCGGTAAGAGTTTGAAAATTAGGATCGGGTGGATTACTTTGATTCCCATTAAAACATAAGCTAGAAGAATTTGATGTCCATGTTGGTTTATCAAAAACAAGTGTAAAATTGGCAAAAAAATTATTATTGCCATTAAAACTTTTACTATATGCAAGAGCTTCAGGATATCGAGTTTTTAATGGATCTAAGTTATTGGTTATTGTCGTTTGGTGAGAAAACGGATTTATACTTACGTGATAACGAGGCAATGAGAAAATTGAAGTTGTAGGCCCATCGGTTCCACTTATTGGATATCCTAGCGCTAGATTTATTTGGTATTCTAATGCAGCGGGAAAGCTTTCCAATGGATATGTTCCATCAGGCAACCTTATTGTCGCGCTTTTTCCATCTTCTGGTATTGTTGTATCAATTGAGTTTGAATCTGTTGTATGTGTATAATTTTCCTGCAAAAATAAAAGATTATTTCCTTTATAGTCAGAAAATGCTAATTCTACATTTGGATACTGAACTGCTGCTAAAGTTAGTCCAATAACATTTCTAATAGTTTCTGGTAGCGTAAACGTGTAATGATTTGTAGATCCAGTGTTTAATGCACTATCACTATAAATAGAATTAAGAACGAGCAATTTTGTTTTGTAGTTAAACTCTGCTTGGTTAACGTGATTTTCTGGATAAGAGTTTATTGCTTGAACAAAGTGCGGCTCTCTAGAAACCATTTGATTTGTTTTTTTTACTGCTTCTGTAATGATTAAATCTTTGGCTTTATTTACAAAAGTAAAAATGTCTTTTTTCGTATCGTTATTGTATTTTAAGTTATCTGAAAATAATAGCTTATTTGAAATAGTATCTATTTTTTTTTTCATATCTTCGGGTGAATCATTATCTGTTAATTTGAAAAATTTTTTAAGATCGTTAATACTATAGTTATTAATATCTAAGTCTAAATTGGATTCATTTGCCATTTATTATATATATATTGCATAAATATATTTTTATATATTTAAACCAATAAAGAATTTACATTTTTATAATAAAAAAAATTGATTAACAAATTAAAAATTATATTATCAATAAATATATTCGTAAGTATGGTCAAGAACGTAAAAGGCGGCAGTGGTCATAAAAGCCAAGGGCGCAAGTTTGTCAACTCTGAATCAACAACAAAGCAGTCTAATAAATTGAGAGTAGTTGAAGAAGATGGAGAAAGTTATGCACAGATAACAAAAATGTACGGCAATGGTATGTGTGATGCATTATGCATTGATAATATTACACGTTTATGCATAATTCGTGGTAAATTTCGTGGAAGAGGTAAGCGAGATAATACTATACATGTCGGTTCTTGGGTTCTAGTTGGAAAAAGAGATTGGGAGTCAATAAAACCCGACGAAAAACAAAAATGTGATTTACTCGAAGTTTATTCTGACTTTGATATTGAAAGACTTAAAAAGAATGTTAATGCAAACTGGAAGCTTTTTGTTAATATGGATACTGATAAGGCAGCGCTTACAAATGATGAATATTTGGAATTTACAAACTCTAATTCGGATGAATACGAGCGAATCATGCAAACTTTGGAAAAGAGTGAAAATAATAAAATTACATTGGACGCAGATGATGGCGATGATGACGAGCAAGTTTGGATAGATGAAATTTAAGCGCACTCTTCACTTAACTTATTTAGGGGGAACCCCCCGGTTCCCCCCTTACCCCATCCCGCCCCTTCGGGGTATTCCAGTTCCTTACCTTTTTCCGTAATAGGAATTCTGGATGAAAAACTTTTATAATTTTCCTGGGTTCCCGGTGGATACTGCTGAACTTATTATGAAAAACATACATTTCTTTTTTATTTTAAATAAAAAAGAACTACGTGTTTTTGTTTGCATTTATCTAGATGAAAGGAAAAGAAAAAAGAGGAATGGGGGTAAAATTATAAATGCTATCTCCTGTAAATATATATAAGATATTTGAGCTACGGGGGAAAAATCGTGCCGTTTACCCTAGAATATTATTGCTGTTAGGAGATAATAATAAGTATGCACTAATCTTTAAATACTTATTTTGCTGAAGTTATCAAAAAAAATTGAATCGTGCATATTCTTGATTTATAATAGTAACCAAACATAGGAAATGTCGTATAAGAATAGACGTCAAAGTAATAACTATTCTATTTCTAAGTTTACTGAGAAATGCGCGCCAAAATTCATTATGAATGATGATGACTTTCCAGAACTAACAATTAATCAAACTATTCAACCAGAAACTAGGGGAGTGTTTGATTTCAAGTCGGTATTAATTACCGAACAACCGGTAACTAATGACATCGGAAGAAAGCTTAAGAAAGGGTGGGCCGAACTATCGTTCGAAAATGGAAATATTATAAGTGAATACAATGGGGACGAATACATTGAGTCGTTCAATTTGTCGGCGTTTAACACTATAAATAACATGGCTCATGCGTGGAACATCTACAAGAACGACTATGATGAACTATTTGGCGAAGGTGCATATGAAGAAGTCTATAAAGTTGAAGAATATATGGAATGGCTTGAAGAGGAAGATTGCTCTTCTGACGAAGAATAGAGGGAACCCCAGGTTATAAATTGGGGACTGCGTTAATTTTTTTATACGATTTAGAATAAATAATATAAAACCAATCAATATCTTTTGCATAATTTTTTATCTTGATAAATATATATACAATGTTGAGTGAGTGGAACAAATTCGTTCAAAAAATTTACCAAGAAGGTAAAAAAAGTAATCCCAAGTACCAATTCAAGAATGCGTTAAGCGATGCAAGTGCTAGAAAAAGTGAAATGGGAAGTTCTGGTCCTGCAGTCCCCGGCCCTGGCCCCAAAGCTAAACCTAGCAGAGGACGCCGTTCTGCTAAAAAGGCCTGCATGAAGAAATGTAGAAAAACATGCAAAACAAGAAAGATGCGTGGCGGACGTTCCAGAAGACGTAGAGGCGGGTGCAGCACAAAACATCCGTTAATGCCTGCCAACTTCCCTGAAGATAGTAACGCACCTTAAAAAATCAAATCAGATAATAAAATGATTTTATTTTTTACTTTTATGTTATTAATTTGAAATTGGGTTTGGAATAACATCCACCATTTGAACTTTATTTTCATTTGCATTCGAAATGCGCCTATTTTTTTTGTTCTTTACTATAAAAAATCCAACAAAAAGTATAATAAAAGCAAAAGTAACACCTAATAAAATAGCGGTTTCGTTCTTTGGATTTTGCACATTATTAGAAAATGAATTTTGCATATAAATAGTTGTTGGAGGTGGGGTTGGAGTTATGGGTAATGATAAAAGTATGTATTCCGACGCATTTACCGAGAAAATTTTCAATGACAAATTTAATAAATTCATAGCATTTTCAACTTTACTGATTTCTATATTAATTTTCTTTGTTTGAACAAATTTTTTTAGAGTGTCTACAATTTTATCATATGTCTCTTTTTCTGTTAGACCATTGAAAGACGTTGTTATAACTGAGTAAGTCAAAATAAAAGATGAATTTGCGCTGTCTTGCGTTTGACTTAAAAGTCGTTCATCAATGTTAAAATGCATATTTTTTAGCGAAGTCTTTGATAAACCGGTTATTTTTGAAATTGCGTTTGTTAAAACAACAATGGACGAATCGCTAACTTGCCCTGAGCCATAGTGCTTAAGATTAAAAAACAGCGGAATATTTGGTATATTTAATGAGCTAGTTGGAGTATATGTTGGCTTGGGCGCTTTAATTGTAGGTGGTATAATTTCAGTCGGATGCATTGTTGGAGAATTAAAATACGTTGGTTTGGTTCTTATACTATTTTTATATACAGAACCAGAACTAGACGTAGACCCATAATGCATACTATTTTTATAGTGCGATCTATAACTACTTCTGTATGAGGAACTATATGGGGAACTATGCGGGGAACTATATTGAAAACTATATGACTTTATGAAGTGAGCGCTATTAATAGAATAATAAATACTGCTTCCTTTTAAACTTCCCACGCCCGTGCCCATTCCCATTGAAACAGACATTATACTAAATAAAAAAATAAGCGCAAACCTCATTACTATAAAATAATTATAAGTTATTTTTAAACCATTAACAAATTAAAATGTCTCATCCATTACTTTGCATAAAGTTACCCGTTCTGGTAAGTTCAGTGTGGTGGCGTCGTCAAAATATTTATCTATTATATATAAATCTACTGGTTCTTCTATTCGATTGCAAATTTCAATTAAACTTGATATTCTTCCTTGAGCGCCTGCGTAAATTGTGGGTCTTGGTTTTTTACGTGTTGGATATCTACACAACCATTCAACTTGCATTGCTCTTATTTGAGTCCATTCTTTTGAAGTAAAAACTGCTATAAACTCCCATGGACCTTTATCTCTAGTTGCAAATGCCCCACCTTTTATTTCGCCATTATGTTGTCGTAAACGGCGTACTAAGTTAACTGTATACCCATTATAAGTCTGTCCTTTTCCGGGAGGAGCGTCAACTTGCCCTAAAATATAACAATAATAACGTTTGCTAGCTACTTCCATAAAGTATACTTTATAAAATAAATATAGCGGGGAACCCTGGTTTAACTACGTTGCCACCCGCTACTCAGAATCCGGCTTTGCCGGATTCCTTAACCCTCCCGCCCTTCGGGAAGGCAAAAACCTTACCATTTTCAATAACAACCTTTATTTATTCAAAATTAAAGTTTTTAATCCAGCTTCCCAGTGGATAACGCTAAATAAATGCACTTAAACCGATAGTATTTTATTACCAAA